ACATTTTTAAAGACAACAACGATTTCAACGAAAAAAACATTGTTGGATTCGCTTCATTTGCGGTAATGGCAGTATTTGCGGCCGCAGACATTGTAACGGGTATAATGGGTATGCCGTTAGAAATTACTGATACTATCTTTAACTCATTTGTTATCATTACATTGGGTTCTTTTGGTATCGATGGTGTAACTAAAATTTTTGACAAAAGCAAAAAAGAAGAGTAATTATGAGCTTGAAATCATTACAAACTAAAATTGGAGTTGCTGCAGATGGTGCATTTGGACCTGGTACTTTAAAAGCTGCTATGGCCTATTACAAAATGACACCCGAAAGAGCTGCTCACTTTTTTGCCCAAACCGCTCACGAAAGCGGAAACTTTAAGGCATTCTCTGAAAATTTAAATTATGGAGCTGCTGGTTTAACCGGAATATTTAAAAAATATTTCCCAACCACAGAAAAAGCATTACTTTACGAACGTAAGCCAGAAAAAATTGCTAACCTAGTTTATGGAAATAGAATGGGTAATGGTGATGAGGCTTCAGGTGATGGATTTAAATTTAGAGGTAGAGGTGCTCTACAATTGACTGGTAAAGATAATTACAAGTTATTCTCTGAATACTTGAAAAATCCAGAAATCATGACAAATCCTGATCTAGTAGCAAATGAATTTGCTTTTGAATCAGCAATTTTCTTCTTTGACAGAAATAAGCTATGGGACATCTGCGATAAAGGTGTAAACAAAGATACAATCTTAGCCCTCACTAAGAGAATCAATGGGGGAACTCACGGATTAGCTGACAGAGAAGAAAAAACACTTAAGTATTACGGCTATCTAAAATAATATTTAAATATTTTAGAATGAAGTCTACCAGCTTAAGTTTAATCATTTCTTCTATTAGTATGACTGCAGCTTTTGTATGCTCATATTTTATGGAAATCACAATGCAAAATGCCGAACAATATCTAGCTATTACAGCTTTAATATTTGCTGATGGATTTTTTGGAGTAATTGCAGGGATAAAGAGAGAGGGATTCAAAACCTACAAAGCAATTAAAATATTAAAAAATCTAATATTTTGGATTATACTTTTAACTGTAGTATTGGGAATTGAAGCTAACTTTAATGGAACATTTTGGTTAAGCGAAACCATAGTTACTCCTCTAATCATATTCCAACTAATAAGTGCTCTAAAGAATGCATCAATGGCAGGATTTGTAAAGATAGATGAATTAAACAAAATACTGGATAAAATAGATAAACATAAAGGGAAGCGATCCTAAAAAATTAAGGTTGGATTTTATCCAACCTTTTTTTATATTTATGACTATGTTAAAAAATCTAAAACAAGGCATATTTCCACTTATTATAGCGTTTTCTGCGCTATCTGTTAGTGCTTCTGCTGCTTTTTATTCCATAAGTGGATTAAGCAAACTATTTGCAGGGGCCTCATTTGAGGTAATAATCATGGCTAGTTCTTTAGAAATATCTAAACTAGTAATTGCCTCTTTATTATATCAATATTGGGATACCATAAATAAAATATTACGTACCTATCTAATGGTAGCTACAGTAATATTAATTCTCATTACCTCTATGGGTATTTATGGTTTTTTATCTGCTGCATATCAAGAAACAGCTAATAAGGCAGGCAATATAGATGCTCAAGTATCTTTGGTAGAAGTTAAGCGAGATAACATTAAAGAACAACTAACCGTATACACACTCGAAAAAGAAAATATCACTAAAGCCATTTCCGATCTACGGGCAGGACTAGCCAATAATGTTATACAGTATAAAGACAAGGATGGTAACTTAATTACCTCCACCTCTTCGGCTACACGTAATGCCTTAGAAAAACAGTTAGATCAAGCAATAGGTAGACAAACGGACGTTAATCTTAAAGTTGATGAATTAAATACCCAACTTTTTGAATATGAAACTGAAATTGTAGAAATACAAACTGGAAGTAATTTAGCTGGAGAGTTAGGGCCATTAAAATTCCTTTCTGGTCTTACAGGCATAGCAATGGATAAAATAATAAATGTGCTACTTTTAGTTATTATATTTGTGTTTGACCCATTAGCAATTTCTCTAGTAATAGCAGCTAACTTTGCATTTGCTCAAATAAATCCTATAAAAGAACCAGAAGTAGAGGAACAACCACAAGAAGAACAACAATACGATCCATTGGATTTAAACCGAGATGGAATTGTAGATGAAAATGAAATTGCGATAGCTAAACAACAAATAGAAAAACTTGAAACCCGATTACAAAATCCTCTATCAGGTTGGAGATTAAAAAAATTAATAAATCAAATTAGTTCCTTAAAAACTAAAATTGGAGAAGAAGACGAAACAAAAACATACTAGCTTGGATTTTTAAAATAAGGTTCGTACATTTACATCAAATAAAAGTTATGATTTACTCTCCGACATTTCCAAAACCGTACATTCAAGAAAAGCTATCTAAGCTTCGCAAGCTAAAATACAACCAATTTAGATGGTGGAGAATGTACGATAATCCTGTTTTACCCCTGCCAAATAAGGCACCATTAATTGATAAAATCTTAAATGGTGATTATGATTATCCCCACTACAAACTTCAGGCTGAACTAGTAGAGCATGAGCTAAACGAGCTGGCTCAAAGATGTGGTGGTAACAATGAAAAATTTGGAGAAAAAAGTGCACTATTACGTGCTAAAAGAAAAAGATTACTTGATGACTTTGAAAAAGAAGAAAACGATAAACTAAGCAGAATATACAAGGAATTTGAAAAAAACTTTACTGCAACCAAAGAACAAATTGAGGAAGAAATGCTAAGATTTGTTGGTAATTTAGGAGAATTTTATTATTATATGGGAGTTAGATATTCAAAAGTACCAAACCCAAACAGACGCGGACGTAAAAAGAAAAATATATGATTAAAGTTTCACATGAAGTACCTAGATGCTTACTAAAAGCATCCCTTGAATTTAACGATTATCAATATTGCTTACCTCATTTATTAGATCAAGATGGAGTCTATAAAAAGCACTTCTATGATTTTAAAAAATCAGGTGGGTATATTATAATGGATAATTCATTACATGAACTAGGAGAGGCATATGACCACGAACGTTTAATGTTTTGGGTAAATGAACTTGAACCTGATGAATTTATTGTACCTGATGTTTGGATGGATGCTGATTCTACTATTCAAAACGCTAAAGAATGGATTAAAATTAAATACCCTTCAAATACTACTCCAGTAGCTGTAGTACAAAGTAAAAGCTTTAAAGAAGCAGAACAATGTTATCTTGCGTTAAAAAACATGGGATACAAGAAAATCGCTATGTCATATGGGGCAGATTGGTACGCTGAAAAATTCCCGGGATTTAAAGTGGATAAAGCAAAAATGATGGGAAGGATTGCAGCTGTAAAACAAATGTTCTATAATGGTACTATTAAGAAAAACGATAGAGTACACCTTCTAGGATGTTCTTTACCACAAGAATTTGGATGGTACGAAAATTGTTCGTACATTGAATCAATTGATACTTCAAACCCAGTAATGGCAGCTTTAGAAGGTATCAAATATTCAGATACCGGTTTAGATTTTAAACCTAAAGCAAACATGAACGACTATTTTAATATCGATCATACAAAAGTAAATTTAAATTTAGTATTATATAACGTAAAAACATTTAAAAAAATTAACGAGTTATGATTTCACTATTTGATTATTTAGGAAAAGCCGCAGGTGTAGAACTTGGGGGAAAAGTTCACCAATATGCTCTCATTCGTGGAGTAACTAGTGGGTTTAGAAAAATAGAAAACCCATCATATAAAGGAACAGTTGCATTATATACTAAAGAATTTCTAGACGAGTTTTTTGCAGTACAAAAACTATTTAGCTAATATGGGATTATATTTAAAAGGTGCTTTAGATAAAGGAGCAAAATACGCATCACCACTAAATGATGGTATGGTTTCAAGTCAACAAGACTTAAGAGATATATTAGCTAAAATCTGGAATAATCAAGATAACTTAACAAAAGAGGATATTCAAACTCTAGAGTATTTATCTAAAAAGTAACGTTTGCCTATACGTTTAAAATACCTGGCAAAATTAAAAACTATACAAACAAATGAAAAGCGTAGTAGTATCACTAAGCGGAGGAATGGATTCCTCAACCCTATTATTAAGAGCATTATCTGAATACAGTAATGTGATCGCAGTATCTTTTGACTATGGTCAAAAACACAGAGTAGAGCTCGATCGAGCTAAGTCATTAGTTGATTATATTAACTCCAATAGAGATGAAGTTAAATATAAATCAGAGACTAGTGAGGTTATCTTACATAAGTATAACCCTGTAAAATATCAGGTTATCAAGCTTGATGGTTTAACCCCACTACTTAACTCTGCTCTTGTAACTGGTGGAGCTGAAGTACCTGAAGGTCACTATGAGCAAGACAACATGAAAGCTACAGTTGTTCCTAACCGTAACAAAATCTTTAGTTCAATTGTGCAAGCAATTGCTTTGTCTACGGCTAACCAAACAGAATCTACTTGCGACATTGCACTAGGTATTCATGCAGGAGACCATGCAATTTATCCAGACTGTAGGCAAGAATGGAGAGATGCAGATGATCAAGCATTTAGAATTGGAAATTGGGATGTTGGAAGAGTTGGGCACTTTACACCTTATCTGCACACTGACAAATTTGGAATTTTACAAGATGGAGAGGTATTGTGTAAAGAATTAGATTTGGATTTTAACGAAGTATATTCAAGAACAAATACTTCATACAAACCAATTC